GGCTGGTGGCGCGTGACGCTAACCGGCACGTTAAATGGCACGGCCACAAGGGCCAGAACCTACCTCCAGACGGCGCTTGCCGATAACTCGTTCAACTACGCAGGCACCGCCGGTTTCGGCATCTACATCTGGGGCGCCCAACTCGAACTAGGCTCCACGGCCTCGACCTATATCCCCACCACGACGTCGGCTGTGACCGTCGCACCGCCCCGCATTACCGATGCCGGGTATCTGGCGGAGGAGTCGCGGACGAACCTGCTGCTGAGGTCGCAGGAGTTCGGCACATCGCCGTGGGGAGTGGGCGCTGTCACGGTGACTGCAAATGCTATTGCAGCGCCTGACGGCACGACGACTGCTGACAAGTTGGCGGAAACGGCTTCGACCGATTTCCACTATGCGCTACAGACCGTCACATGGACCGCTGCGGCACACACACTCTCGGTCTATCTGAAGGCTGCGGAACGCACTTGGGCTATCATAGGCGAAAACTCGACGGCCTCTGCGCGCCGGACTTGGTTTAATCTCAGCAACGGCACGGTCGGAACAACGGCTGCGGGACACACCGCGACTGTCGTGGCATTAGGTGACGGCTGGTATCGCTGCTCTATTACCTTCACCGCATCGGCGGGATCGCAATGGGTCACTGTAAACACAGCCTCGGGCGATAACGTAGGCAGCTACGCAGGCACAGCCGGTTCCGGCATCTACATCTGGCAAGCCGACCTACAGGCGGGCTCCTTCGCCACCTCCCCGATCCCGACGACCTCCGTGGCCGTGACCAGGGCGGCTGATGTGGGGTATATCTCGGGGCTGACGGTGCCGAGTGCGTGGACGCTATCTGAAAGCCATGTCGCTCAAGGCGCATTGGTGAACCTCAACGTGGCCGCTGAACTGAATGACGGTTCGGTAAATAACCGCGCATTTACGGCGCAGAACGGTTCCGCAACCCTATTTGCAAACGTCACAGTCGGCGGCGCGGGTGGGGCGGGGGCGTCAATTACCGTCCCGACTTCCGGCAATGTGAACGCTGCAATTACGACCAGTGGATCAAACCTGCTGTTCGCAGCCAACGGGTCGGCGGTTTCAACTGCGGCCACGTCTCTCCCGGCGAACACGTCACTGACCCGCCTTTACGTTGGCAATCGGGCTGACACCGCTCGCGCGTTCGGCGGCTCGATCCGGCGCGTCGTCATCTACCCCCGCGCCATGTCCAACGCTGAACTGCAAGCCATCACCACGGCAGGAGCTTACTGATGGCGTATAGCCCTGACGAAATGCTGATCATCGTTGCCGACGAGCGCAAGCGGTCGATTGGCTGGGGTGACGGTGACAGCGGCGAACTGGTCGCAATCCGCGAGAAGGCGCTCCAGTATTATCGCGGTCAGATGAATGACCTCCCGTCCATGCCTGGCCGCTCCGGTGTGACCTCGACGGATATTGCCGAAGCCATCGAGACGGTGCTTCCCGACATTATGGAAGTGTTCATTGGCGGTGAGGACGTGGCGACGTTCAATCCGATCAGCGAGGAAGACCAGGAGCAGGCCGAGGAAGAAACGGCGTATGTCAACCATGTCATCTTCTCCGAGAACCCTGGCTTCCTGACCTTCTACACGGCCATCAAGGACGCGCTTCAGGTTCGGACTGGGCTCTTTCACTGGTGGTGGGAAGAAACCATCACCGAGAAGGAGATTTCTGGCGATCCAATGCAAGTGCAGATGCAACTTGCAGACATGGGCATTGACCCGGCCTCGATTGATCCCGAGGAAGTGGACGCGATGGATGATGGGGCCATCAAGGTTTCCATCCCTGAAATGTCAGGCAAGGTCTGCATCAAGGCTTGGCCTCCCGAGGATTTCAGCGTGTCGTCGGATACGGTGGATCTGAAGGACGCGCCTTATTGCGTGGCGCGCTCTCGGATGCGGGTTCAAGACCTGATTGAGTATGGCGCTGACCCTGAGATTGCCCGGTCCCTGCCGTCCTACTCCATGCCTGATACCCTCGCCACAACGCGGGATGAAAGCGGCGAGAACAGTTACAACCATGTCGGCGGTGACGGCGACCTGAGGATTGTGGAAGTCCATCAGCATTTCATCCGGCTCAAGGATGAGGATGACGATAGCGGATTGAAGATTTACCGCGTCATCACGGACTGCGACGAAGGCATCGTCATCAATCAAGAGGAAGTGTCCCGCATCCCGTTTGCGGCGCTCTGCCCGTTCCCGAACCAGCATCGGTTCTTTGGCGAGAGCATTGCCGATAAACTGATGGAAGTGCAGCGCATCAAGACCGCGCTCCTACGGATGCAACTCGACAGCGGCTATTTCGCGCTCAATCAGCGAATGGAAGTCGCGGTTAGCGGATCGAACGAATATACGATTGCCGATCTGTTGCGGAATGAACCCAACGTCCCGGTTCGTGTTGCCACGCCTGGGGCTATCCGGCCTCTGTCTGGTGGTGGTCTGAACTTTGACGTTCTGTCCTCGCTGGAATACGCGTCCACGATGGGCGAGGCTCGCTCCGGCATTGTGCGTAACTCTCAGGGGCTCAACCCTGACACCCTGCACAACACCGCGTCTGGGGCTCTGGCGCTCATGTCCACGGCTAAACTGCGGGTTCGGATGATTGCCCGCATCTTTGCCGAGACCGGCGTCAAAGACCTGTTTATCGGCGTCCGTGAAATGCTCCGTGAGGGGTATCAACCGGATGGGGCCGGTAAGGTGCGTCGCAACCCGATCAAAGCGCGCATGGGCAACAAGTGGGCCGAGATTGACCCCGGCAAATGGCCCGAGCGTTCCGGCCTGACAATTCAGGTGGGCGTCGGTGCTGGTGGCAAAGAACATGACCTCATGGTGGCAAACCAGGGCATTGCTCTGGCCCGTGAGATTATCGATCTGCAAGGCGGGATTGAGGGTCCGATCCTCGACCGCAAGAACGTCTATAATTGGCTCTCCAAGTGGTCTAGCGCGGCTGGTATCAAGGCGCGTGACATGTATTGGACAAACCCCGCCGACCTACCCCCTGCGCCTCCTGAAGCCGAGCAGCCAGATCCCGAGATGCAGAAGGTCCAAGCCCAGATGCAGCTTGAGCAGGCCAAGGCGCAAGGTCATCTTCAACTGGCACAGGCTCAGGCCCAGTCCGACGCTCAATTGCAAGCGGCGAAGCTCCAAGCCCAAGGTCAGGCGGATGTCGCCAAGGCAGAGCGCGACCATGAACTTGCAATGGCTCGCCTCAATGCCGAACTTGAGATGAAGCGATACCAAACGGATCAGGAACTTGCTCTGAAGCGCGAGCAGTTACAGGCGGAACTCGACCTGAAGCGTGAACTTGCAATGCTTGAGATTGCAAACAGCGGCTCAACTGGCATTGACGGGTCTGTTGACGTCGGTGGCGTCTATATCGGGGGTGATCCTGGGTGAGTGACGAAGACATCATCTCCAAGGGACGCCAAGCCGCGCACGAACTCCGCGTTACGGGTGAGGCATTTGACAAACTCCGGCAGGCTTTGATCGACCGTATGGTGTTGATCCCTGCAACCGAGCGCGATGAAATCATGTCGGCTCATATGGCCGTGCAGATCCTCGACAAAGTGAAACGAACAATGATGGCCGTTGTGGATGACGGACGCATTGCCGAAGCGGTTAGAGACCAAGGCCTCACGTCATAGTGACGGGCGCAAACACAGGTGATAGATGAGTGAAGTGACCACGGAAGGCCCTCTGAGCGTCGATCAGGCGATTGCCAATCTGGCCGGGCCGCCTCCTGAAGTCGAAGCTCCCGAGGCTGAACCGGAAACGGAAGCCTTGGACGAAACAGAATCCGAGGACGCCACCACGTCCGACGAACCCGTCAGCGAGGACGACAGTCCCGGCGATGAGGGTGATGAAGCGGAAGATGAGACCGAGGCCGTCGCGCCCGTCGATGCTCCCGCGTGGTGGAAAGCTGATGCCAAGGCAAAGTTTGCCGAACTGCCATCCGAACTCCAAGCCGTCGTGCTTGAGCAGGAGACGGTGCGGGAACGTGTCGTGTCAGAGGCAAAAGCCCAAGCCGCCGAGACGGTTAAGGCAGCGCAGAAAGAGATGGAGGGGGTTCAAGCCCTCGCTGACCATCTGAACGACTTCCTTCCTCAAGCCATTGAGACGTTTAAATCTCGGTGGGGTGAGGCTCCCGATTGGGCGGAAGTCGTGCGGGTGTCCGGCGCGGAAGAAGCCTTCATTCTCAAGGCCCAGTGGGAACAGGAACAGGCCCAGATTGTCCAGTTGAAGCAGGCGACTGCCCAGGCTGAAGTGCAAGCCCGGCATGTGTTCCTTCAGAATGAGTTTAAGACCCTTGCCGAGATTGCTCCCGATCTGACCGACCCCACCACGGGTGCGGAAAAGCGGACGGCAATCACGCTCTATCTCGACACGAACGGGATTGACCGCGAGGCGATTAACAACATCTCTGCCCGTGAAATGCTCATCGCTCACAAGGCGATGCTCTGGGACCAAGCGCAGGCCACGTCCAAGCAGTTGGCAACCAAACCACAGGCGAAGCCGCCACAACCCGCAAAGACCCCGGTTAGGCCGGGTGCGGCGGTTGCTCCGTCCTCACCCCAACGCACAGCGCAATCCCATCGCAAACGCTTCGCACAGACGCGGTCGGTTGAAGATGCAATCGCGCTCCTTGTCTCAAAAGGCTAAAGGCTATGACCGCTCCTACCAATACCATTACCGGCGCAACCCCGAACGTCGGCGTTCTTGAGGACCTGGAAGACACCATCTTCCGCGTCGCTCCCGAGCAGACCCCGTTCGTGTCCAACATCGGCACGAAGAAGGCCACCTCGACCTACCATGAATGGCAGACCGAGACCCTCGCCACTCCTGACGCCACCAATGCCCAGCTTGAAGGTGATGACTACATCCTCGCTGCTGGCAACCTGACGACCCGCGTCGGCAACTACATGCAGATCCTCGCCAAGACCGGCGGCGTTTCTCGCACGCAGGAAGTCGTGGACAAGGCTGGTCGCGCTTCGGAACTGGCCCGTCAGAAGGTTCTGAAGACCATCGAACTGCGGACCGACCTCGAAAAGCGCGTCATCGGCAACTACGCTTCGGTTGCTGAATCCGGTGCCACGACCCGCAAGTCCGCCGGTATCCTCGCCTTCATCACCTCGAACGATAATCGGGGCTCCGGCGGTTCGGATGGCGGCTTCTCGTCCGGTATCGTCGCTGCTGCCACCAACGGCACCCAGCGCACGTTCACTGAGGCTCTGGTGAAGGCCACTCTTGCCACTGCCTTCGGCAACGGCGCGAAGCCCACCCAAGCCTACATGGGCCCGACCCACAAGCAGCAGTTCTCTGCCTTCACCGGCATTGCTGACATTCGTTCGGACGTGTCGGGCAACGGCATGGCGACCATCTACGGTGCCGCTGACGTCTATGTGTCGGACTTCGGGTCTCTGACCCTGATTCCGCACCCCTACGGCCTGACCCGCGACTGCGTTCTGGTTGACCCCAAGCTGGCCTCTATCGCCACCCTGGACGGCCTGAAGTCGAAGGCTCTGGCCTCGTCTGGTGACAACGAGAAGTTCCTCCTGACCATGGAGAAGGGTCTCGTCATCGAAAACCAGAAGGGTCATGCCTGCTTGGCAGACCTTAGCTGATCAAACTAGGGGGCGCTCTTTCGGGGGCGTCCCCGCCTCTTTTCAATAGGAACCCAATGGCTATTCGCAAAGCTACCAACGCCGAAGTGACATCCGAACTCGACAAGCTCGAGGCCCTGAAGAACCGCGCCGCACGTCAGGCCGCTGTTATTCAGGCCACGCCTGAAAATATCCCCACCGTGCAAGTCCGAGTGCTGCCGATGGGTGACGGCAAGATTTCGATGGGCGTTCACGTCCCCGGCGTCGGTGAGGCCCACTATGAACGCGGTGAGACCTTCTCCCTGATGGAGACCGTGGCGATTGCTCTGGAAGATCGGGGCTTTGTCGAAATCCTGCCGCCTGAACCTGAACCCGCTCCGAAGAAGTCCAAGGCTGTTGAGCCTGACCCCGAACCCGTTGCCGTCGAAGTCCTCGACGCTGGCAATGAGGCAGGGTGATGACCCGTAAGACCTTCCTCATGCGGTCGGTTCAAGGTCTGGATCACTACATGATTGAGGACGAGAATGGCACTCGGTTTGAGACGGTCGGCCAGACTGACCCGATCACCGAGCGCAACAAGGCGATGCGGACGCATAACGATGGCTATACCGCTGATCGCTCCATGCGCCGCGTCGCCTCGATCCCCTACATCCTCATCAACAAATGGCTTGTTGAGGAAGGGTGGAACGCGCTTGATCCGGCAAATCATGATAGACTGAAGCGCAAGCTAAATGATCCCGACTACGCCCATCTCCGCACGGCTGATGGGAATATCGGGATGAGCAACGGGGTCCTGCGTTGACAATCTCGACCTATGCGACGCTCAAGACGGGGATTGCCTCTTGGTCAGCCCGTGATGACCTGACAGACCTTCTCGCTGACTTTGTGAACTATGCTCACATGGAGATCGGCAGGACGCTGCGGGCCAACGTCAACACGCTCACGGCTGACCTGTCTATCTCTGGTGAGAGCGTCGCAATCCCTACCCGGTTTCGGATGGGGAAGCGCATCTATCTGGACACAACCCCGCGTCGGATTGTGCAATTCACCTCGCCGGAAATCCGCGCCTCTGTGACGGCGGAATATACCTCGGCTCAATATCCCGAGTGGGCAGCGGTTGAGGGTGATTACATCTTCTTCGGCCCTGTGCCCACGACCACGGCGACCGGCAAGATCCTCTATTACGCCACGCCTGCCACCCTCTCGGCGGCTGATGATACGAACGTGGTCCTGACCAAATACCCGTTCATGTATCTCTACGGCGCACTGGCCGAACTGTTCCGCTACATCGAAGACGTTGACAACGCTGATCGGTATGAAACGCGCTTTCGTGGTTTGATCGCCGAAGTGAACAAGTCGGAAGCCTGGGATAATATCGGCTCCATGACCCAAGGACGGCCTAGCGCCGGTTCGGTGGTCTGATGCTGATTGCGCCCCTCGGTCCTAATCAGGCGTTCTATGCGTCGGTGGTTGAGGCCATCCAGCAAATGCAGAACCCCGGCAAGCCCACGATCCTCTATTCGTGCGCCACGGCTGATATGCCGGATGCAGCGAGTTACACGAATTGCATCCTCCGCAACACGACCCTGGACATCCTTGCAGTCTCTAACGGGACTAACTGGATCAGGCAGGACACGGGAGCAACTATCTAATGCCATCTACCTACTCCCCATCGCTACGGGTTGAACTCCAATATACCGGCGAAAACGTCAACTCGTGGGGCGACAAGCTCAATGATGCGATGACGCGCTTTGACAGTGCGATTGCCGGTTATCAGGCGGTTGCCGTTGCGGCTAACGTCACCTTGACCACGAACAATGGCACGGCTGACCAAGCCCGAACCGCCATGCTGAAGTTTACCGGCGCGGGTGGATTCACTGTCACGGTCCCGAGCGTGTCCAAGCAATACATCCTTTGGAACGCCTGCACGGGCACTGTCACGGTCTCGACTGGTGCTGGTGCCACTGTCGTCATGAACTCGGGCGACAAGATCGTTGTCTGGTCGGATGGCTCTGCCGTCTATCAGCTTGGCTTTGCGGGCTATGGCCTCAAGGACTACATCGATCAGGCCGCTATCGGGGCCACTGGAAGCCTCCCTGCCGCTGCTGGCAACTCGGGTAAGTATATCTACTCAGACGGCACTAGCTGGGCTCCCCGCACGCCTGTGACGACTGATCTGTCCGACTTCACCTCCTACATGGCAACCGCGACGACTACGGCCACTGGCCTTGCAATCGCCTTCGCCGCTGCGCTCTAAGGAACCTGACCAATGGCCGTAACTGCCAATTCGATCATCACGCCTCAGACCCCGCTTGCCGGGACTGCTGTTTGCACCACGGCGAACACGACCTACACCGATAGCCCGACCAACACGCAGGTTCTTCTCGCTGCCCAGAC